AAAAATCTGATAAAAAATCTGATAAAAAATCTGATAAAAAATCTGATAAAAAATCTGATAAAAAATCTGATAAAAAATCTGATAAAAAATCTGATAAAAAATCTGATAAAAAATCTGATAAAAAATCTGATAAAAAATCGAGTTTTGCATCAAAGTTAAAAATGGCTAAAAACATTATTGAAGCTGCATTAGATAGTAAACTTGGTCAACAAGCTATTAGCCACACAACTAACATAGGGATGGATTTAATTTCAACTGCATCTGATCGTATTAATAAACCTGGAACTGAATTGATTACAAAAACAATGGATAAAGTTGATGATATAAATGATAAAGTAAATGATAAAGTGGATGATACATTGAATGCATTAGATACAGAGGTTTCTTCTTTAGCGGAACAGTCAGCAGGTGGATATCAATATAATGTAGATTTAGTTCCAAATATAATAAAAAAAATGTATAACTCAAAAGCAATATATCATGGTTCAAGATTTATTAATAATTAATAATTTTTTTAATGGTTGATTAAGGATCGTTTAGCTTCATTAACCGATATCTTTTTATCAAAAATGAGTCCTCTAATAATGTCAATAGGTGGTATTTCTAATAATAGTTGTGCTTGAAAGAGTTTACTTTTATTTAGGAAATCTCTTTTAATATTATGTGGGAAATATATTTTTTTATATTGTTGTAAAATATGATTGTTTTCATAATTATTTTTTATAAGTTTTAAATCGGTATTTGTTGAAATAAATTTTTCAATACTTTTAGGGAGTAAATAGAAACTTTTATTTGGTAAAACCATTAAAAGTTGTTCTAATGGATGTATTAGAAAGTGTTTAACAGATCCATAATATGTATTAATTATATTGTTTAAAGATGCTTGGTTATTATTTAAAAATGTATATAGATCGCTAAGAAGGATAGCATTAACAGGTTTATAATAATAGAGGTTATCAGGACATCCATAATAATAATAATACATAATATATGAGAATGTTTTTATATATTCAGCAATAATTTTGCTATATTCATTATGATTAATTTCGATAATTTTATCATTATAGAATCCATTTTTGAGAACAGGATCATTCGACAATAGAAGTGACTGTATATTTTTATTTTTATTAGTGATTGTCGTACATTTAGCCACTTTATTACCAAAATAATGATGTATGAATCTTGGTTTTCTTACTGATTCATAATCTATATATTTATTATGCATTGTAAGTGGATCTGGATGTGAAAACATTAAATTTTCTAAATGATATATTTGTTCATCTGCTTTATTTTTAGGATTTTGTTTATTATTAAAGAAAATTTTAGCGTGTTCAAAATATTGTTGTTCATAAGATGCAAGTCTATTAATTAATTCAATAAACATTGGCCAGTTTATTATCAATTTTCTATCTAGCCATTTCACAATATATATAAATTCATTATTATTTCTATATTTGGTCTCTAACAATAATGTTTTATAATTATCCATTAAGATGTCGTATCCATATGTTCCTTTATTTCGGAACCTCATATTTAGTGTTGGATTACCAGGTATAAAATCATTACCCAATAATATTGTTATAAATATAAAATCATCTATCACATTTAATCGTTCAGATAAATTTATATTGTCTTGATTTATATATTCTTCATCTCCTATTGTTAGTTCTTGAGTTATACATTCACCACATTTATTTACATCAAAAAATATCATATTAAATGTTTCCAAAGATACGTGTTCTTCTTCTCGTAACAACATAATTTTAAAATCTTTCATCAATGTCAAACTCAATATAATTAAGTCTGCATCTAAACCATATATTGTTATATTTTTATCGTGTAATTCATTATAATTAGCTTTAATATGGTTAATGATCTTATGTTCTCCTTCTCCATGTTCCATATATGATGAATATATTATTTCAATATCTGTTAATGTTTTAATAAATGATGTTATATAGTCATTTAATTTGGACATAAATAATGTCCCAGGAGTGATTGCATTTGTATCATAGTATTCTTCGTTTGATATTCCATTTTTAAAACGTATATTATTCATTATTTCTTTGTCTAATATACTTGCAAATCTTCTTTGACGTTGTTGAGCCATTTTTGATACTGGACATACACCATCTATATATATACCACATTTTGTGGGTTTCACATATTCTATTACCTTCTTCATATATTCTAATGTTTTAACCATAACTTTGTTTTCAAAATCATCGTTCGATATCTTTTTATCTTTGAATTCATTCCATAATAAGTGACATATTGGATGTATTAAACAATTAAAATCAAAATATAATATATATGTTTTTATGTTATTAACCAAATGTTGTTCATCTATTTTAGTTGATGAATTTATCATTTTTTTTATGATATTTTTTTTGTATTTGTTATGTAAATTAGCAAATAGTCCAGGTACTCCCATTTATGATTATATTAATTATTTTACACTTATATTATTAATAATATAATTATCAATTTTTTAACATATTATAATTAATATACTTTTAATATTATATAGAGCATAATACATCGTATATTTTTGTCATAAAAACTTTTTTAAAAAATATACTATGTTTTAATATAAATTGTTATGTTTTTTTAAAAAAAATATATATATAATAATATATATATACTTATGTCTCAGGATTTAAATACAGAATCATTGGAAATTGCATTAAAAAACACACTCGCTCAAGCCGGGGGAGCTAAAAAACGTAGAGGACCTAAATCTTCCAAGAAATCTTCCAAGAAATCAATGAAAGGTGGAGGATGTGGAGAATTAGAAGGTGGAGCTAAGAAACGCCGATCTAAGAAATCTAAAGCTTCTAAAAAAGCTTCTAAGGCTTCCAAGAAATCCAAACGTTCTATGGCTGGTGGTGCTAAGAAACGACGAGCTAAGAAATCTAAACAACATGGAGGTGAAGGAGAAGAAGAACAAATGGGTGGTGCTAAGAAACGCCGTTCTAAGAAAGGATCTAAAAAAGCATCTAAGAAATCTAAACAACATGGAGGTGAAAATGAAGAAGAACAAATGGGTGGTGCTAAGAAACGCCGTTCTAAGAAAGGATCTAAAAAAGCATCTAAGAAATCTAAACAACATGGAGGTGAAGGAGAAGAAGAACAAATGGGTGGTGCTAAGAAACGCCGATCTAAGAAATCTAAATCTTCTAAAAAAGCATCTAAGAAAGGTTCTAAACGAGCATCTAGACGAACTGCATATTTACTTGGTGGTGCTAATGAACAAGAACCACAAGAAGGAGGTGCCAAAAAACGTAGATCAAAGAAAGGGTCAAAGAAAGGATCAAAGAAAGGATCAAAGAGGACCAATCCCGGATTTCAAGCCTTTTTAGATTTTAAGAAGAAAATTGCGACAAAATTAGGAGTGCCTAATGGTCCTAAAGCTGGTAAAGTAGCAGGTGCTGTTAAAAAGGAAATTGAAGCCAAACATCCTGGTTTAGATGCTGCTGAAGTTTATAAGAAAGCATATGCTTTATTTGAATCGAATATTGATAAATACAGAAAGATGGCCGAATAAATAAGTCAATCATATTTTAGTGCTATAATAATCTTTAATAAAAAATTATAATTAAAATGATAATTATAATTTTTATAGTCCAATATACATTTATGTTTAAGATAAAATATTATATTTATAGTTATCAACGTCAGTTTGTATTATTTCCAATACTTCAATACGTTGTTTGGAATTTTCTCTAAAAACATCGAATGCTTTAGATGCTCCTATATCAGTTCTCCAGATTCGTTTGTCACAAGCTGAATTTATACCAAATTTGTATCCAGATAGCATTTGTGGAGTATGACCAACAACAACAACTTTAAGTTTATCATCACCAAATGAACTAAATACTGGTTCTAATAATTTATCACATTTATTTTTAATTTTTTCTTTACTATTTTCAGACAAATCATTTACAATAATATCGCCTGGTATTTGACCCATAATACGATTCCAAAATATAGAGATGCCTTTGCTACCAGAATTTAATAATAAATTTAATCTTTCTTTAAAATTAAATTTTACATCATTATCGTTTTGTTTTTTTTCTAAATTTGTTTTTAATAATTCTCTATTTGCAACCTCATCTGTTAATTTACCCAATAACCATTTTCTTACTATCTTATTTAAATCATCTAAATGATAAGATGATGCCATTTTTTCTATCATACCACCGTGAACAAATAATATTTTTCCAATTATAATTGCACTTGTTCTCGTACAACCCAAAAATTCATTTAATGGTTCTTTTCTATTAATATTAGTGTTCAGTTTATTGGAAAATGCATTACGTCTATTTTGTAATCCATTATCAACATATTTCATATAATCTGTTTTATTTTCTGTATTTACTTTTGATAAATCTACACTTGTAGCAAATTCTAATAGACCCATAAATGACACATATTGCATCTTTCCTGATACATTCATTAATTCATGATTCCCTAATAAACTTATTACACGACCACCACTTTTTCTTGATATCCTATCTATATCTGTATAAAATTTTAATATCTTTACATCTGATGCTTCATCATCTATAGTTGAATTTGGTAAAACACAAATATGATCACCAACAGGTCGACAACGATCGACTTGATCACCAACTTGGACAACTATGGTATCACCACCAATCCATATAAAACGCTCAACAATATCATATTTGTTTTTCAAGATCACAGAATTTATTGTGTTCGTTTCAACTTTCTTTATACATTTACCAATCTCTAACACTTTAACGGCAACTTCTATATCACCATGTATATCACCTATCGCTATCGTTCTTGATGTCGGTTCTAATGTTGATGGTATATATTCAAATCCTTCACAGTCTTCTTCAAAATCTTGTTTTATTTCCAAATAACGAGAACCATTATATATGTCTTTTTCTTTTACATTAGACCTATACATTGATTTTTTTAAATTAAAATCAATATAGTTTTGATCAGATAATGATTGTGTTAAATCAATATCTTTATCATATAACGAATTATTCGATCTTATTAAATACTTTCTTTTAATGTCCATAATTATAATTTATATATATAAATTATAATTGAAGTCTTTTAAATTTTTTGATCAACATATATTTATGATTTATTTATTTTTAAATAATAATCTTCGTTATCTAACACCGTAAATGCACCTATTTTTTCCACGTGTTTTAATAATTTAAAACCTTTGTATTTCTCTTTTTTTTTATTAATTGGTTCTTCTAAATAATATGTTTCTTCACTTTTTATGGGGTTACTCTCTGATGCTATAATAATTGATTCAGGTTGACTATCCTTTTTTTCAGCTATGATGGAAATACCATCTTGTGATGATGTATTTAAATCTGTTGTTAATTTTTTTATTTTGTTATAAACATATGGTAATGTTAATTTGTTTATATTCTGTACATCTCTCGATTCAATATTTTTTACATCTTTATTTAATATATTTATATATTTTTTAGTATCTAAATAAGATTTGTTTTGTGAATCAAATTTTTCAACATTATTATTATTATTAAAATCATAAAAAATTTTAAATAAAAGTAATAATAAAATTATATTAAGGAAATTATTATCAAATATCATTTAATTTAACATAGAAAAAAAATTTAACATATCCATTTTATCTAAAATAATGAATATGACATATCATTCTGAAACCCCTCTATGTTTGATAAATTATTATGAGCTACCTCTCCTAATAAACCTGGAGATGTAATAATATGTTCAGATTCAGATCCAGATTCAGGTCCATTTCTTTTTTTTAAAGAAGGTGCAATCGATAGGTTTCTCTCTATTTCTGTTCTACTCATCTGTTCATTATTTGGTTTTCCTGAGGAAGATAAGAGGTTGCTTCTACTTTCTTCGGAAGTAGAATCTCCTGAGGGAGAGAATTTTCTTTTAGAAAAATCTTCCCCGAGGGTGCTTCTACTTTCTTCGAAAGTAGAAGCTCCTGATATTTGTTCATTATTTGGTTTTTCTGATTGAGAAACCACATTACTGAGATTAGAACTGATATTTATTGGTAATTCCATATATTGAGAACTATTAGGTAACACTATATTATTTATATCAGATGGGATTGGTAATTTCGCACTTGTATCATAATTAGTTGGATCCATAATCAAAATACTAATAATTTTATCATTGACTTTATGTTTTTGCATTGTATTCATAGTAATTAGAAAAGCCATAGCACATACAATTGCAATACTATAATTCTTTGTTGCCATATAACCAATCATAAATAACACAAATAATTTGAATAACTGTGAATCAAATAAATTAACCCAATATTTTGGTAATTTTGGAGCTGCTAACCCTGCATATAATGCAATAAACATTATTATCAATGTTGAAACATATTTATTCTCTAATACTTCTTTAATTTTACTGTCTATACTCGATAAACTTAATTGTTCCTCAATACCTGATAAACTAAATGAATCCATTTTATATATATTATATTATTACTTTATAAAATTAATTTTTTATTTTCTATTTCTCGCTTAATTGCATCACTATATTAAATATCATTGCACTTACAAATGCAATACTATAATCTTTTGTTGTGATGTAACCTATCAAAAATAATATAAATAATTTAAATATTTTAGATTCAAATAATTTGGTCCAATATTCTGATAAATTTGGAGCAGCATATCTCCCATACATTACTATAAACATTATAGCTATCGATATCACATATTTATTATCTAAAACTGATGTTGACATCTCATGTACCTGTTTTTCTATTTTTTTTAATTTCTCTTTGTCTGTTAATTCATTTATCTTTGTTAAATTTAAAAAATCCATATATACATATATTTAATATATTTTTTTTAATTTAATTGTTCTTCTTCTGCCTTTTTTGTACCTCCATCATATGCATATGCAAGTTTCTCTCTTATTAGTACCGATGAATATGATATTGTTTTAGTATTATCTTCCAAACTATATAAGTCTCCTAACAATCTACCATATTTATCTGTTCCAGTTATACAAATATTAACTAAATATACATCTCGATTTAATAATTCCCTTACATTTTTCCTCGGTAGTGACTCTTGAACACTAGGCAAATTTGTTACTAAATTTAATAACCTATCTCTTGCTAAATATGCTTTTTTTTTATTATCAGACGACTTTGATTTCATCTCACAAGTATCTATCCCATTTAATCTTACTGTAAATTTATTATATTCATTATTTAACTTCATTACAATCGTACATGTATCTCCATCATATATGTCCACAACTCTGACAACCGTATTATATTCTAATTCAAATAATTTATGACAACTATCAAATGTATGATTTCTAAATTCATCTTGAGGATTATGAGCACTCATTATATTATATATATATATATAATCGATTACATAATTTTTATACTAAAAAAAATTGATATAATAAATAATAAATAATAATATTTAATGATATAAATTATAATAATAAATAGATGGATACAACAGGAAAGACAACAATTATGACTCATTTTGGATATTTAATTAAAAAAAGTGACTGGTCTGAAGATTTTTTAACTATTTTAAGACAGGATTTGACAGTTAAACCACATATAGATAGCAAATATAATGTTAAACCAGAGGAACCATTCCCGATATATCAAGAGGGTAAAAATAAAATATTATTACCAAAATATTATGGGATAGAGAAATTTGGGATACCAAAACAGATCCAATCAGATAACAGTGGTTTTAGGAAAACAAATGTGAAATTTAATGGAACATTACGTGATTATCAGATACCGATTATTGAGAAATGTATGAAAAATTATATGGATTCAAACAATGTTTTGCTACCATATGGAGGAGGTGTAATGACTGTTCCACCAGGTAAAGGTAAAACTTGTATGGGTATCTATATAGGATGTTTAATTGGATTTCCGATGTTAATTATAGTGCATAAAACTTTTTTGGTAAATCAATGGATAGAACGTATTCAACAATATGCACCAACAGCTCGTATCGGTATTATTCAACAAGATAAGATTGATATTGAGAATAAAGATATTGTGATTGGGATGTTACAATCTATATGTATGAAAGAATATGATGAAGATATATTTGAGGGATTTCCTTTAGTTATATTTGATGAAGTGCATCATTTGGGAGCTAAAGTATTTTCCAAAGCATTATTAAAAATTCAAGCTCCATATACTCTTGGTCTGTCTGCTACACCAGAACGAAAAGACAAATTAGAAAAAGTTTTTTATTGGCATTTGGGTAGATCAATGTATTATGAAGGGTCAGATATAGATTCATCTGTTAATATTAAATTATATAAATATAATTTGAGTGGTCCAAATAAATTATTTAAACCATTATTTAATTTCAGAACAAAACAGATGAATATGGCGAAGATGGTAACAAATTTAACAGAACTTTCAATTAGAACAGATTTTATTTTGAAATTAATTAATGAGATATTTCTGGAAATTCCTTATAATATATACGATCCATTAGACGTTCAATCTGTTCATAAAAAAAATTTTTTAAATAAAACACCATTATTCGATAATTTATATACTATAAATACATCCCATAAACATGCCTTCCGTAAGCTATTAATATTATCTAACCGTGTTAATCATCTTAAATTAATAGATGAATTATTACAAAAACAAGATAAAAGATGGAGTAATTTAATAGGATATTATATTGGTGGTATGAAGGAACGCAAATTAAAAGAATCAGAAACGAAACCATTAATTTTAGCAACATTTGAAATGGCATCTGAAGGATTAGACATCAAAAATTTAGATACATTGATGTTAATAACTCCAAAAAGTAGTATCACACAATCAATCGGTAGAATATTAAGAGTACAGGCAAATTTACGAACATATATTCCAACAGTTTATGATATTGTTGACGACATCAGTGTATTTATGAATCAAGGTAAAAAAAGATATTCTGATTATGTTTCAAAAGAATATAACGTTGAATGGTTCAATGTTATTGACAAAAATGCTCAACAAGTTTATGAACCATTTTTACAACCCAGTTTTAATATACAACAAAATAATGAATTTGTTGATAATGGTGATGATCAATTCATTGATGATTAAACTTTTAACAGACTATATTATTTTATATTTATTACACTATAATAATATTATTTATATATTATTATAATTTAACAGCTTATTTATATACTATATAAATACCGAAATATGGAAAACTCTGTAACAGCATTAGCAATCATTAAAAATAGTGTAATATTTATTATTAGTGAAATTAATTCTATAATACATATTAATAGTATTATTAAAGACCAATTACCATCTTATCTATCTGCTTTAAATTTACTATTTAATTCTGTTAATAAATTACATTCTATATATTATAATGAGATACCAATTGAACATGCATTAAAATTTGCTCTATTAAATAATCTTAATCTTAAATTAAATAAATTTTCTAAATTATTATTTGAAATAAAAAATCTAAATACAAGTTCGAAATGTTGTTCCAAATTATCTTATTTTTTATGTAATACACCATCTAAATTAATAATTAAAATAGACAATACATTTGAAGAAATTAATAAAATTATTTCAGATATTATTGAACTTGAAAAAACAATTTTTGGTACTGCTATACGTATTGAACATCCTCTATTACAATTAGCATGGTTATTAGTTGGTTCTAATCAATTAAATGATGTATCTATTGACTCAAATATATATATCCAATCATTACTAACATTACTGAAAAGAGATGAAAAAAATATGACTGATATTCAAGAACAATATTATATCAAATTAATAACCGCGTTTGTTAATCATCTAGATAGAATCGGAGGAACATATACCGACTCAAAAATATCTGTTTTCGAATTAAACCAAATTAAACCAAATGACAATAATAAAAATTCTATTAAACAACTTATTGAACATGAATATAATAATATTATTTCCCATAAAAATGAACTTATAAATCACAATGAAAATATTGAACATTTCAACACTCTTAATAAACTTAATATATTAAATAGAACACCAAATAATATTATAATTGATAACGTGTCTGTTGGTTCAAATAACATAAATGAACATTGTAATACTCCAAATGTGGAATTATCACCTAAACCACACAGTCCATTAACATTACCAAAAATCATATTGAATAATAATTATGACTATGATTTTGAACATTCATTAAATAATAAAAAAAGAAGAAATAGTAATAATAGTAATAATAGTAATAATAGTAATAATAGTAATAATAGTAATAATAGTAAAAATAGTAATAATAGTAATAATAGTAATAATAGTAATAATAGTAATAATAGTAATAATAGTAATAATAGCAACAGAAGGAAAAACAAAAATAAAAATAAAAATAAAAATAAGAATAAATCACTAAATGTACCAATAAATTGTTTTCTATCTGTGCCCCCTTTAATAAATAATTTTAAATTACCATTATTGGTACCAAAAAATCATACAAATGACATACAATCTGAAAACAAACTATATGGAACCAGTAATTATATTAAATGTAATTAAATGTAATAAGATGTAATTAAATATTATTAATTTGTACAATTTTAAGAGTAGTAATATAGTTAATCATTTTGGAAATACATGAATACATTTGTAGATTTGTGTCAGTGCCTTCACTAACACCGAGATATGTATCAGATAAAATTTTAATGAAATTAATTCGAATATTTTCGTCAATGTTGATTAGTTTAAGAACATTAATCATAGTTTGTAAAATATCACTATTACAATATCCTTGTTCTTTTAGTTCATCATATTTTGCGATTGCTTGGATCAAATTACGACTTGCACATTTTTGAATCAAAGCAATAACAGTATTTGGATGTGGTTGATAACACAATTTATAAACATTATCTTCAGTAATATTATTATAACTATTATGTGTTGCTTCGAGATTATTTATTGCTTGACGTATATCACCCTGACTTATGAATATTATTGATTCAATACCTTTCTCTTCATAATTTACTTTTTCAGATTGACATATCATTATCAATCGTTTTTTTATATTATCTCTATTCATTGGTCGATAATGTAATATTAGACATCTACTTTGAATTGATTCAATTATTTTTGTTGAGTCGTTACAAGTAAAACAAAATCTTGTTGTATTACCATATTCTTCCATCATATTTGCTAATACATTTTGTGCTTTACGTGTTATATTATCAGCTTCATCAAATATGATTATTTTTTTTAAATTTGTATAATCTTCTTGCAAATGTATTGTTTTGTCAGGTGGTCTCTCCTCTGAATGTGGAGCGTCCATCCTCTGAAAAAAAACCAGAGATTTATCCTCCTCATGTGGTATATCATCTTTCCTTGAAGTATTATCATTTATTATTTGTATGCTTTCAGGAGCTCCTATGTTATTTGGAATGCCCTCAATGTTTTTTTTTGAGTTTGTTTTAGATTTTGATGGTTTTGTTACATCAGGAGGGCTAACTCCCTTTGAACGTGAGCCCACTGGTAAAAAATCGGAAGTATTATCTGATTTGTTATTTATTATTCCGATAGATTTTTCATCACCAAAAGGGTAATATTTGTTATTACTGGATGATTTATGATGATTATTAATAGATAGAACAATATCATTAGAATTATCGAGAATTCCATTTATTTTTTTTTTACAAAAATGAATGATACTATTGTTAATTATTTCGAGACCCCGGTTATCAGAAGCATTTAATTCCAATAATGCTTCATTATATTTTTTACCTAACATTTTTCTTGCTAAACAAAACATTGTACTTGTTTTCCCAGTGCCTGGAGATCCTGTTATTATTAAATTCGGTAACGCATTTATATTTATTAAATTTTCTAACTTTACACGCAAACAATCATCTAATATTATATCTTCAACCGTTGTAGGTCTATATTTTTCGATCCAAGGTATATTATTTTTTTGTTGTTTAATAGGGGGATCATTACTAATATTTTTTTGAACCATTATATTAGATCTATTATCTTTCACATCATTATTTGAAAAAAAATCTATTACTTGTACATTATCATCTGAATTCAAATTATTTTCGGTTTTTGTTTTCGCTTTTCTACCACGTTTTGATTTCTCTATAACACCGTCTAATTCTGTCTTTATTTCAGATAATATATTTGATGTTACATCCTGAACTAAATTATTTTTTGTTTGTTTTAAGTCTTTTCTTGCAGCTTGTCTCGCAATTTTCTCATGTTCGTCTAATTTTCTACGTCCCATTTAATATAAAAATATATTATTATCTTTATATTAAATTATTTAAATATCAATTTTTTAATATGGACTCTCTCCTACTCAATCAATATATAATTTGATATTTTTTTTAAATATTGGATAATCACAAATAATATCATCATCTTCGATCAACGTATCTATTAATTTTAATAATACATCTTTATCAATTAAATATGTAATAATGATATTTATTGTAGTTTGAAATTTACCAGAATTTTCATTTGTTTTTGAAACACATGTTTCTAATAAGTATTTCAATATATATTTATTTAATAATATTTCTGTATATTTATTTTTAAGTAATATATAATCACTTTTATAGACGCTTTCATCACCTAATTTATATCCATTTTCTTCTTTTGTAAATAATTGTTTAAATTCTGTAGTTTGAAGATTAAAAATTGATGTATTATCTGGTGGAACTAAACAATTATTTACATCAGATACAATTATTTCTGGTTTAGATTGGGAATTTCCATCGACTGATTTAATGTTTGGATTAATTGATTTCATTAGGTCCAAACTTTTGTCTATTAATGTTGTTAATCTTGTTAGTTCCCAAGATAATATTTTTGTACTATGTAATACATCTAATTGATTCACTAACCAATCTTCATTTGTTTTATATATTTCATTAGAGTTTGATTTAAGATTTAATACAACATTATCCCATAATACTAACCATAGTTCTAAATAAATTTTTCGAGTCATTATATTCTCTTCATATTGTGATCTCAGATTATTTAATATATTTTCTAATAATAATGTACTAATTATTTTACCATTATAAAACAATCCAATCAAATTTATCAAACTCAATATAATATTTTTCTTTTTTAAATAATCCTCCGATCCTTCTAATTTATTAGTCATATTGTTATCATTTATTTGATTTTTAAATACATCCTCTATATGACCCGCTATTCTCGTTAATCTATTATATTCATTTTCTAAACGATCTAATACTATATCTCTAAAACTAATTACCTCTTTTTTAGATGAGTCTTTAGATGATTCATCATATACATACCATAATTTATTATACATTATAATTTTCAAATAATTTATAAAACTTTTTACATTGTTTGTTTCCATTATGCACTTACCTAAAAATACATCTGCAATCTGATTTATTTCTGATTGTGTAAATGTTTTATATTGTAATGTTTCCTCTATTACTGAATCCAAATTATTATCATTTATTTTATTTAAAATCATAAACATATTTGTTAATGGTATTTTCTTCGTTTTATGTGCTTGCCATTTTGATTGATTCACTAATGGCCTATTCTCTTGTGATTTAAATGCATTTGATGTTACTATCATATTTTCTACATTTATCATTAGATCTGCTACAAGATCTGTTATCGGATCTTTCACTACTTTTTCATTATAATCTTTGAATAATTGAAAATTTATTTTGGTTTTTATTGGTGTATAATAAAAAAAATCAATATTCTGTCTCACTATATTTGTATAATTTGCCATTATTGTTATCTATTAATAATATCATTCCCTTAATATTGTTATTTTCTATCTAGTTATTTTTTTTTATTTTATAATATATACATATAAATAAAATGAATAATTTAAAAAAACATCAGCCATCTAATAGTATCAATGACAATCCTTATTTAGTCGATTTCTCATTCAATCCAATTAATTTCACCAATAACCATTCTTGTTCTAATAATAATAATAAACATATTATTAAACTTAAACACAATCAAGCAATTTCCATTGAAAAAGACCTATACCTACATGAATATTATAATAGTAATATTAGCAATCTTGTTAAAACATTTACGACTAATAACTGATCATATAATATAATTTTATAAATTATATTAAATCACAATATTAATCATAATATTGAAAAAATAATATATTTTTTATTATTATTATGTCTATATCAAAAACACAGTTATTGTTTTTTGTTATTGGTTTTAATATTACTTTAGTATATTTATATCTCAGAACAAATTATACAATATTAGTTAAAGAAAATTTTGTAAATAAAGGATGTGACAAATATATTTAATATGTTAAAATTTAAATAAAATAAATTTATAATATAATTATTATATATGAATAATTATAATAGTTATATAATTGCGCTCTTTCTAGGTATTTTATTGGGATGTGTTGTTATTAATCAAATCCAATATAATCACATTATTATTATTAATAAATAAATAATTCACAAATTTTTTATATACATATAATATCTATTATGAATATGAAAACTATTATTACTGGAATCATTATTGGATTTATTTTTTTATATTTTTATAAATATTATAAACAAGAATCTTTTTCTAATTCTAAACGTGTCTCACCTAATACTAAAGATTCACATTTATTTAATGATTCACATAATTATAATCTTTATACTGATAAACATGTTCGGTTTAATGATAATATTGATATTTATGAATTTGAAAAAGGATTAAGATATTCTAAAAAAGATAATTATATTATTGATGATAAACATCTTAATAATATTGTCGATGATTTATTAGATAATAATAGTCCAATCGTTGAAGAAAAAACAAATATTAGTGAAGGCTCTATTATAAATCAACAAGAGCTTCAACCACTAAACAGTCTGGGTGAGCACTCGACCCTGAAGGGTGAAAAACAAAATAAATTGATAAGCTGCCTTAAACCTGTTAATTCTGTTGATAAAAATAAAATGTTCGATGAACTCGAATCAGAAATTAACCAAAAATATGAAAAATATAGTGAAAATGAATTATATCTTGATATTGACCGACCATCTAATCCTACTAATATCCTAAATTCAAATAAATTTACTATGAACGACGTTAATCCCGTTATTAATCCATATTGTTATACAAATGCTTTAGCCAATCCAGAAAATGATAATCTCACTATTTGGGAAAAATATGATAATATGACTACTAATAATTTTAAAGAATTTAATAAATTAGATAAATTGGAACCAAATTTATTAGCACCAGATAAATGGAATATTAATGATAATACACAATATGGATCACGATTTGATAATTTTAATCATTAATAATAAACAAATTGATATGTGCTCCCTAAATCATCTCAAGGAGATGATTGTAGTGAGCACTCATTAATTTGTCTATTTCTATATGATATATAATCTGTTATGTGAGGAGAAACCTCACATAACAGATTATATATCATATAGAAATAAAAAATTGAAAAACCATATTAAAAAATTGATTTTTATATACTTAACACTATATTAATATATATATAAATATACGATATTATGGAACAAACATTAAATATATATAATTTCAAAGAGATCACTAATAATAATATTAAAAATAGTATTATTAATATTATATATCAGGAACTCAATATGTATAACTATAGATATCAATTATTAGACAGTAAAAATATTGATGTTTTAAAAAAAGAAACATTTTATATAACGCCTCATATTATTGGAACTAATTGTTGGATTGTTTATTATAGTATTGCCAATGTTAAATATCATGTTATACTGTATAAAAAAGATCTAAAACAAATGAAAAACCAGATCAATATTAATTTTTTAAAAGTATTTACATTTGATTATTTTAATAAAACTGGTATTTATAATGATCTATATAATTTAACAATATTAGAAGGAAAATTTATACCAGAAGAAATTAACAATCCTAAACCAATCTTTTTGATTCAAGATATGTTGATTTACAGTGGTCAAAAAATTTTAACAAAAAATATTCCAGACAAAATTAAATTAATAGAACAATTATTACCTATTCTTAATAATGGTCTTGACAATAAATTTTCTATCAAACTTTCTGGTATTTATATTTATGATCAGATTGGTGATCTTATTTTTAATAAAATAAAGAACAGTAAATTTAAAATAAATGGTCTCATATTTTTACCAGAAAAATCAGGAAGAAACATTATTTATTTAAATGATAATGAATTTATGATGCTCCGTAATGGTACTCCTAATGAATTTGTTTGTAAAGAATATTCAAGTCTTAGTGTTCCATCTATTCCATTACAAATGTCTCATAAAAATAAGTTGGATAAACATCTTATAAATGATTTTGTTTTAAGAAAAACAAATATTACTGATGTATTTGAGATTTATAAATATGAAATCAAAGAAAAGATATACACAAATTTAACAAATAATAATTATATTGGAATAGCTCATGTTCCAGATATGAAAACATCACATTATTGTAAAATGTTAGGTGATAAATATGAAATATTTGTTAATAAATGTAATTATAATTATAAATTCAGAAAATGGTCTGTTATTATTGAACCAAATAAAATTAATAATTAATAATTAATTATTATAATTAGTAATTATTTTTTTATGATTTTTCTTTAATATTTTTATATATATGATATATAAATGATTATACATTCATACACAACTCAAGGAAAACGCCCCTATCAAGAAGATCGATTTGTTATTAAAAATTATTTATCTAAATACACCCCAGATCAGGATTTGAATGAAACAGAAACATTGACACGATATCCAATGGACTTTTTGGCTGTTTTTGATGGTCATGGAGGACCAACCATTTCTGATGCTTTATCTAAAACATTACCTGCATATTTTTATAAACAAAATATAATGTATAATAATGAACCTAAACCACATCCAAAATACAATGAATATATAGTATCCACTTTCGACAATATTCAAAATGAACTTAATGCTAAACATAATAAAAGTTCTCTACAAGGATCTACTGTTTGTATAGCACTCATTTATATGTACAAAAATAAAAAATATTTAACTGTCATTTGGTCTGGTGATAGTCGTGCTATTGCTTGTAATAAATATTTTATTGCTGAATCTCTCTCTCTCGATCATAAACCTGATTCCCCATTAGAATTATCACGTATTAAAAAATTAGGTGGTACTGTCACTTTTGAACAAAATGATGTACCTCGTATTAATGGTGTTCTCGCTGTTTCCAGATCTATGGGCGATTTTGATCAAAAAACTTTAGTCGAACATAAACCTGATATTATACACTATCTATGTAATAATTATAAATTTATTATTGTTGCAAGTGATGGACTTTACGACTCTATGAATAATCAACAAATTGTTGATTTCGTTATCACATCTGTTAATGATCAACCTAATACTGTTTCCAGCTCCAGAAACAATAAAAATGAACTCAATATCGCTTACAAACTCGCTAATAAAGCTATCGAACTCGGATCCGACGATAACGTTTCCGTTATCATCTATTTTATCGATCCCGCATGTTCCATTAATTAACTCTAAATATTTATTGATATCAAAAAATTATCTAACATATCTGATTTTGGACGTTTATTGGTTCCATTCTTTTTTTTATTTGATTTAACACTATTACTTTTTTTTATTATAGCCTTTTTACTGGTTTTCTTAACTACTTTTTTACTTACACTCTTCTTTATACCCTTCCGACTTAATGCCATTATTATATACATATAGAAAAAAATATATTTACTATTTTTTTTTATACATCTATTTTTATATATCTATTTTTTCGATTTTTTCGATTTTTTCGATCTCGCATATTGTTTCTTTAAATATTCTACATCATCTGATAATTTTTTATAATTTACTGGTACTGATTTACTATAATTTCTTATTAAATTAACCCTCCTTAATACTGCTAATTCTCCCTGTTTTTTTGAGGCACGTTTTAATGATGACCTCCTTTCTTTTATTGGCATCTGTAATGAATAACCATAATCACTAAGATGCATCTCATTACCAATTGGTGGTAATACTTTTGGTCTTTTTGGACCCCTTCTTTTTACTCTCACGGCATGCACTTTTTTTGAACTCATATATATATATATATATATAAAATTATAATAATATTGTTATTATTTGTTAGTTTTTAATAATAATTTGTATTATTCTATAAATAAATTTAAACAATATAATATTATTATATCATAATTATATAATGAACAATAACAACAATAACAACAACAATAACAATAATCAACCTTTTATAAATGACATCGATATTATTGATCCTGAGTATAATTATCATTCTGGACTTGATATTTTACCAATTATATTTAATATTGAAGCTGGTGGAGCGGGTTTAGTTAGAGGGGCTGGTGGAGCTGGTATTGTTAATGATATCTTTCCAGGGTTTTTATTTAATAATGAAGAAGCTAAAGTTGATGATGTGATAAGGGGAGGATTGCTACCTCGGAATGGAAATAATATTGATGCTATAATTGAAGACGCATATATTAATTCATTAAATTCATATGATGCAGATCTACAAGATAGAATACACCGTAATGAATTATATACAAGATCTCTATATTTTGATAACTTTTCACAACATATTCTTCAGGAATCAATTGTTGATTATATTATAACAAATGGTATTCAAAACAATTATACAATTAAAGAACTGATTAGTAATATTTTTGCTTACTATTGTATTAATTTTCCTGATGAAAATATTGAATACCTTAAATCAGTTATTAAACGAGTTACAGTACCCATTATTAGACGACAATCTAATAGACAAAATATTTTTATTTCTTTATTAAATGAGATGATCAATTTTCCTAATATGAATGATAATGCAAATAATGATAATCAAAATCATGATAATCCATTAACTGAAGAACAATTTAATACTATTAAATCCCATCAATTTTTACATCTATATAAATCTAACCCAAATATTGATAATAAATGTTCTATATGTAAAGATGAATATCAAGAATATGATGAAGTTATCGAATTAAATTGTTCAAATAATCGTAAACAATTACTTGATACTACAAAAAATCAATCTGTTCCACATAGATCTAATGTACACGCTATTATTAATGACTTTTTATTTGACAATAATTTAAATTATAATGATGAAGAGGAAGAGGAAGAGGAAGAGGAAGAGGAAGAGGAAGACCAAATAGAATCAACAGATGATATCGATAATGATAAAGATATTATAAATGATAGTGATGTAAATTCAACATCCCCTGAAGCAAATGAAGATACTTCAACTAAAGAAAAAATATTGCCAAACCATTATTTTCATAAAGATTGTATTTTTGAATGGACTACCAAACACCACGCATCTTGTCCATTATGTAGAACAAAAATATATATTTAATCTTTCATCATATAGTTTTTAATTTTATTATATTTGTTCAATATAATAAAATATAATCATTTCATTATTATATTATATGAATTCATTCTGTAATAATGATGATATCAATCCTAAAAAAAGAAAAATAGGTATTGTTTATGATAATAAATATGATGGAGAATTAATGGATCAAAATAAAAACTCAATCGAAGAAATTAATACTGATTCATCCATTTATGATAATATTTTATATCTAAATAAACATATTTATAATAATTTATTTAAGTTTTATGGAACCAATTTGACCGCTAATGTTCTTAATATTAATAGAATATCACAAAAAGAAAGTGATGTAACAATTGATGTCGATAGAATGTTTGTTGACGTTTTCTCACAAAATTCAATTATTAACCAAAATAAAATGACAGACCAATAATATATTATCGTTTTAATTTATTGAAATATCATTGAAAAATATTTTATTTCCATCAACAACAGTTGCTTCGACTACAGCTTCAACCACTGGTTCAACCACAGGTTCAACTACAGCTTCAACTACAGCTTCAACCACAGGTTCAACTACAGGTTCAACTACAGCTTCAACTACAGCTTCAACCACAGGTTCAACAACAGCTTCAACGGTTGGTTCAACAACAGCTTCAACGGTTGGTTCAACTACAGCTTCAACTACAGCTTCAACTACAGCTTCAACGACAGGTTCAACGGTTGGTTCAACTACAGCTTCAACGACAGGTTCAACGGTTGGTTCAACTACAGCTTCAACGACAGGTTCAACGGTTGGTTCAACTACAGCTTCAACGGTTGGTTCAACAGTTGGTTCAACTACAGCTTCAACGGTTGGTTCAACAGTTGGTTCAACTACAGCTTCAACGGTTGGTTCAACAGTTGGTTCAACTACAGCTTCAACGACAGGTTCAACGGTTGGTTCAACGGTTGGTTCAACTACAGCTTCAACTACAGCTTCAACTACAGCTTCAACTACTGGTTCAACAACAGCTTCAACAGATGCTTCAACTACAGCTTCAACGACTGGTTCAACTACAGCTTCAACCACTGGTTCAACTACAGCTTCAACCACTGGTTCAACGGTTGGTTCAACGGTTGGTTCAACGGTTGGTTCAACGGTTGGTTCAACGGTTGGTTCAACTACAGATTGTTGTGATTTAAACATATGTTGTTTGATATTGTTCAAACGAATTCTGTGTGAGGCAAATATGTTATTATTTGTTGGATTTTTATTAACAATAAAATTTTTAAATTTGTTATCAACAACATCAGGAACACTAGGAACACTCGGAACAGTAATTTTTTCATTATAATCATTGTTATTTGTTTGTGTTTCGTTATTAGATGCAATTTTTCGGAGTGTCATAAGTCTAATATAATTTGATTTAGAACTATTCATTATATAATAACAAAAAACATAAAAAAAAAAGTTCAACGAATATAAAATATTAAAAAGTATATTAAAACTTATAATATTTTATAATTTAAAAATTTATTTGTTGGATATATTGTATTGAATTATCGAATTTTTTCTTAAGAATTATTTCAATTAATGTTTTTACATCATCGCCTGCTCTATGTGCAACATTAACATCACAATTAAAAATTGATTTATAAATATTACCAAGTCTTTTATAGCCACTATGTTTGCAGGTGCATATAACATTTTTATTTTTTTTGATAGAAAGTAGTTTTTTGATAGTACCAAATTGTTTGATACGTTGTAATTCATTTAACAGAACATAAAAATCGAAAGCAGTATTATGGGATATAAATACATCTATTGTATTTAAAATTTGGTATAGTGATAAACATTCATTACCATTATCATCTTTATTATTTACCATAATTTTGTTAAATGTATAACCTTCATTGAAAGCTTTTTCAAAACTGATACCATGAACATCGACAGCTCCTTGTGGTATTTCAAAAAAATCAGTAGGTTTACGAAGATAATTATTTATTTTCAATTGATCAACATTTGGATCGAATGAGGGTGTGTACCAATATCCGATCTCAACTATTCTACATTCATTATATATTTTATTGTCCCAATATTTGAAAAAATTATTTCTATCTTTAACAAGACCAGTTGTTTCTAAATCTAAAATCAATACTTTTTTCCCTCTAATTTGTTCAATAATACTATCAAAATTTACTTGTTTATTATTAGATGTAGTTGGTACTGTTTGTCCGATGTGTAAAACTGGATCGATTAATGGTTGATTATTTGATTCTGATGTGGATGGGGATGGGGATGGTGAATCTAATATAACATTAATGGCAGTATTTTGTTGTTCTTTTTTTTTATTAATAATATTAATTCGTGATAAAATGGAACTGGTAGTTCGTCCCATAATATTAGCGATATCATCTATTGTCATATTTAAATTGATCATCTGCACAAGTGTGTTTTCCATATCTTGAGTCCATGTTGTTCCACGATTCATATTTTTATATGTATATATTTATCTAATAAAGAAATAGTGTTATAATGTTTAATTAATCAATTTTTTATAATCATATTATATATTTAAGGAAGTTAATTATCATCACAATAACAATTATATGAACCATTTTTTTCCATACGACACATTTTAAACACTTTCTCATAAACAGATTCTGAGTCATCAGATTGACCAAAAATAAAAACATCTGAAGAAAAAAATTCCATTTCTTTTTTAGCAACAGTAAAACCACCTTTGCAATCTTCGTCTCTCATAAGACTAATATGACAATGACAATTACACTTGTGGTAAATATAAAGGTCTGAACATCTGCGTCCAGTAACACCTTCGGAATCACAAGTTGAACAGTATTGTTTTTCTTGTATTGCTACTTGATTAACTGACTGAACAGGTTTATTTGCTGGATATCTAACAGCAAATTGATATTCTTGATGATTTTCTATAGTTTGATATGCATCTGAATATTTTTCAAGGTAATATTTAAACCATTTTTTAAGTTGTGAGATGGTTCCAAAACTTGGTTTAATAAATGGAGTCCTAATAATAGTTGGAATCGATTTATGAATTTTTTTAAGATTCATTTCCATAGCAATATAGTCTCCTATTATAAAAACGATACCTTCTTCATCAATATTGCATCCATCACGGATATCAATAAGTGTTTTTTTTATCTTAGAAAAGTTATCAAAAAGTTTTCTTTTTTCATTGAGATTTTTAAGTTTAAGATGATTACCATATTTTCCAATAGAGTGAATACTGATTGTCTGCATTTTATATATACATATCGGAATTAGATAAGTATATATATAAAATTAAAATTTCATTTTTTTGTATTATATTATAAAGATGCAAATGAATGTTTAACAGATGCATCAACACCATTAAGAAATGGAGGGTTTAGTAAACTATATTTATCTAACATACCAACAGCATTAACCTCAGTATTAACATTTACTTCAAAATTAGGTGTTACTTCTGGATTAACAGTCAATTGTTCATTTGTTGGCATTGTTTCAGATGATACTGGAACGGTAACGATAGCTGTATGTGGAACTTCAGATCTCTCATTATTTAAACTGGAAAAATCAGATTGAACGACATTTTTCGGGAATGGTTTAAAATCATAAACATAAGGGATTTCATGTGAATCAGCAGGAACTCCTTTACCAGCTACATCCATAGAAGAGGAACTAACGAATGGTTTACTATCTTTGGCAGCACACCATAAATTTCTATCACGATCATTATTAATGTGTCTATTAACATTATCAACACAATTCAATTTATCATTAATTTTAGCTCGTTGACCTTCACCTTTATCAGGTGCATTACAAGAGTCCATTAATTTATCTATTTTTTTAGATTCTTCGGTTAATTGAGAACATTGACTAGCCGCAAGATCTGTCCAAGCTAATTTAGTAGTATTATCAAAATGTTCTTTATTAGAAGAATTAAATAATAAGAACAATACTAAGGCAGCAATAGCTAATATAATAAGAGTATTCATATATTTAATAGAAATAAAATAAATTTATTATATTAAAAAATTGAAATATTTAATATATGGTTTAAATAATTAATCTATATTAATTATATTATGGAGTCATCAAAACCAATTAAACAAAATCTTGTTCAGGTTATTATGAATGATAGCCAAATTAAAGAAGTTATTCTTTTAAATTTAGTTAAAATGTTAAATGCTCGAGAAATTATTGATAATGAAAATATTAACACATATGCATCTACCGCATTTAGAAATATAGATCAGAATGATGAGACCCATTTTACAGTATCACAAGTAGAAACAGAACGTATGGGAACTAATAAAATAATTATTAAATTTATTAGTCGTAAAATTACCACAATCAGGAAAGTTGTCGATATTGAAGATTTTATGGATAAACCAGATTATAAATTTGTAATTGTATCAAATGTAGCTCCCAAAGCATCAAAACAAATAATGGAATATAAAAATACGGAACTATTTTATAGTGTAGATCTACAGATAAATTTGATAGATCATATATTAGTACCAAAACATTTTAAATTATCACCCAGTGAAATCAAATCACTTGAAGAATCATATCAATTTGAAAAAAAAAATGCCAAAAGAATGTGTATTGATGATCCTGTTGCAAGATATTATAAAGCAGAAGTTGGAGATGTATTTAGGATTGAAAGAAGTAGTTTAGCAAGTGGTATTATTTGCGATTATAGAATCGTTATAAATCAAAGTATTTACAAATGAACATCAACTTGTTAATATTACCTACATATTTTTTTATAATATATAATTGCGATTAATAATATAATATAATATAAAATATTATATTATATATATATGAAAATTTTTTATGGTATTGAAAGCAACAAAATTGATGTTACAAATATTTGTTATGATAAATTATTAAACAATGAAATTATAACAATTCCATCAGATGATTATAATAGAGCTAATCATTTTTCAGATCCTCTACGTGGAACTTTAAAAATAATAATGATTGTTGATGATAATAATAATTTATTTAAATTTGACCACACATTAACAATTAAAATCAATATTATTGATAAAACAATAAAATCTGTCGATGATAATGGTATTAATAGCAGGATAAATAATATTCATAACAAATTAAAAATTAAATATGGATCTTTCAATGAAGAATTACCAGAACAGAAAATGGTTGGCAGATATTTAACAGGCTCTGAAAAAGTTTTAGAAATTGGAGGCAATATTGGGAGAAATTCTCTCGTTATTGGTCATATTTTAAATAATAATGATAACAATAATTTCGTATCGTTAGAATGTGATGAAAATATTGCTGTCCAATTAATCGAAAACAAACATTTAAATAATCTGGATTTTTTTGTTGAAAATTCTGCATTATCTAAAAGAAAATTAATTCAAAAAGGTTGGGAAACAATTACATCTGATGAACTATTACCTGGTTACAAAAATGTTAATACTATAACATTTGATGAATTAAAAAACAAATACAATATAAAATTTGATACACTTGTTTTAGATTGTGAAGGTGCTTTTTATTATATTTTAATGGATATGCCAGAAATTTTAGATAATATTAATCTTATTATTATGGAAAATGATTATTATGATTTGTATAAAAAAAAATACATTGATGATGTTCTTAAAAAAAATAACTTTTATGTGGACTATGTAGAAAGTGGAGGATGGGGACCATGTTATAATAATTTTTTTGAAACATGGATCCGTAAACCATAAACAAAAATACCCATATTAAAAAATTGATATTTTTATTTTAAGCATATGTTGTATAATAATTAAATTTTATATATTTATGACTTATTTGAGCTTTATGACTAATGATACTAATGAATCTATTCCTAATAGATTTTCTAATAAACCGACTTTTACAATCTATATGTTAGATAATAAAGGTAATGTTTGGAAGGAAGATAATTACGAGGGTAATTGTGTATTTAGTGGAAAGAATTTTTTTGATTTACTCGCTGAAATGAATCATTTAAAATATAGAGACGATGCAATTCGTGAATATCATTTTGATATTGATGAAAAAGATACTCTAATATATCCTAATATCGTGAGAGATCTTAAAAAATGGCGTAAATGGAAAAATGTTCCGATCTATAATTGCGAACAACACGGATTTTCATACAATGTGAATGAAGAATCTGGCGACGAATCTTACAATGAATTTGACGATGATTGCGACATAGATGATACATTTGATGACTAATTATTGGTTATTATTAAATAAAATAAATAAATAAAATATTATGATACACTTTTTTTATTAAAAAAAATATAATTATATATAGATCAATACGAGATGTATATTTTTATATAATATTTTTGTTGAAAATTATTATTATTATTATTAAACCTATTATATTTAAAGATTTTTATTATTTTATTAATGTCAAATAATAAAACGATTTAAATTATTATTAATGATAATAATTCATACATATGACTTCTACTAATACAAAATCTACACAAAATCAAGAGAATGTTGCTATCGGAATTGATCTCGGAACAACATATTCAGCAATTGCTATATTTCGGAATGGTCAAACCGATATTATAGCAAATAATCTGGGTAATAGAACAACACCAAGTTGGGTAGCATTTACTGAATCAGAACGACTTGTTGGAGATTCTGCAAAGAATCAGTTTGCTGGAAATCCATCAAATACAGTATTTGATGCGAAACGTTTAATGGGACGTAAATTCATTGATGATTCAGTTCAAACAAATATGAAACACTGGCCTTATAAAGTAAGTTGTGATAAAGATGGAAAACCAAAAATTAATGTGAATTATATGGGTGAAGAAAAACAATTTACTCCCGAAGAGGTATCAGCAATGGTTCTCCAATATATGAAAACTACTGCTGAAGATTATCTTGGGCATCCAGTTAAAAAAGCTGTTATTACTGTTCCAGCTTATTTCAATGATGCCCAAAGACAATCAACCAAAGATGCTGCTACAATTGCTGGTCTTGATTGTTTGAGAATTATTAATGAACCAACCGCCGCTGCACTTGCTTATGGTCTTGATAAAAAGACTGATAAAGAACAAAATGTTCTTATTTTTGATCTAGGCGGAGGGACTTTTGACGTAAGTGTTCTGACTCTTGATAATGGAATATTTGAGGTGAAGGCGACAGGTGGTAATACAAATCTTGGAGGCGATGATTTCGATAATGAACTTATTAAATATGTATCAAATGAGTTCAATAAGAAGAATAAATGTGATATGTCATCTAATAAACGAGCATTGGCTCGCCTTAAACGAGCTGTTGAAACCGCTAAACGATCTTTATCTAATACAGCAATCGCAACTGTCGAAGTTGATGCTCTTCACGATGGTATCGATTGTAATGTTCAACTTACTCGTGCTAAATTTGAATCTCTTTGTGATCGATTTTTTAGAGAATGTTTAACATCAGTTGAACAGGTATTACGTGATTCTAAAATGAGTAAATCTGATATTCAAGAAATTATCCTTGTTGGTGGTTCAACTCGTATCCCAAAAGTTCAAGATATGTTAAGTAGCTTTTTTAATGGTAAAGAATTAAATAAAAGCGTAAATCCAGATGAAGTTGTGGCAGCAGGTGCAGCAGTTCAGGCTTTTGTTTTGAATGGAGGGCAAGATTCTAAAACAAATGATATTCTCCTTTTAGATGTTTGTCCTATGACTATTTCTATTGAAACAGCCGGTGGTATCGCAACACCAATGATCGCTCGTAACTCAACTATCCCAACCAAGAAAAGCCAAACTTTTAGCACTTATGCTGATAATCAACCTGCTGTTGATGTTAAGGTTTATGAGGGAGAAAGAAAATTCGTTAAAGACTGTAGATTACTCGGATCCTTCCTTTTATCTGGTATCGCTCCTGCTCCTCGTGGGACACCACAATTGGAAATTACATATGATATAGATGCAAATTCAATCTTACAAGTAAGTGCGGTAGATAAAGCTTCTGGTAAAAGCGAAAAAATTACAATTACAAATGAAAAAGGAAGACTTTCAAAGGAAGAAATTGAAAGAATGGTTGCCGAAGCTGAAAAATTTAAAGATGAAGACGATAAAAATGCTGCAAGAATTGAAGCAAAAAATACTCTCGAAAATCTGGTTTATAGTTGTAGAAACACTGTTAATGATGATAAAATTAAAGTTTCTCCAGAAGATAAAGTAGCCGTTGAATCAATCGTTAAAGAAGTTGAAGAATGGATTTCCAATAATTCTGATGCTTCTAAAGAAGAATATGATGCAAAAGTAAAAGAACTTGAAAAAGTATTCCATCCTATTATGCAAAAAGCATATTCTCAAGGAGGAAGTCCAGGTGGTATGCCAGATATGAGTTCAATGGACAACAAGCAAAATACTGGATCTAAAGGACCTCAAATTGACGAACTCGATTAAATAAATTTTTTATTAGACTCAGTACAATAATCTCATTAAGATAATTTAGAGAGCACATATCAATTTCTAGGTGTTTCAATATTGATAAATTAAAAATATACAATATAAAGATTTTTTCATAATGAAATATAATGATCAATAATTATATTTCATTTACACAATCAAGTAATTGTTTTCTTAATATATCATATCCATCTAATTTTACATTTTATAATACATCATATAAATCATCATTACAATTTTATATTAAAAGAAAACAAGATATTTTAGATAGATTTAATCTTGATCTATCACACAAAATATTAGAAACAAATGATCCAACATATCTATTGTTATATAATAAAAAACTAAATTTAATTAATAATAAAGACTGGACTATTAGATTACAATATGATATTATGACAACAGCCAACACACTTAAATTTTATCAAAATAAAGAATTATATGATATGTTATTAGATACTAATAATAAAATTATTATATATGATTCAGATGATGAAATATGGGGTTCTCCTGGACAAAATTTATTAGGTGTTTCATTGATGGAAACAAGATGTTTATTAAAATCATTAAATAAATCAAAATTATAGTATTGTTATTTTATTGTTTTGTTGTTTGTTTTAATTATAAATAAAATATGGTTTAATTAACTGTTATTATGATTTATTTGTTATAGAATTATAATAATTTTCTAATCTACGTCGTGATTCATTGCATCCATTTTTTACTGCCATTAAATAATATTTTTTCATTTTCTGGATAGCAACATCATAAAGATCTTTATTATAAGTAGCAATATGTTCATAATAAGCACCGAGATTGGTCATTGATTCAACATTATTTTTATCAATTGCCATTAAATAATATTTTTCCATATTATCATAATCATCAATTTCTGCATAATACATCGCTAAATTAAACATCGCATCATCATTCCCTTCTTTAATCGCCATTAAATAGTATTTTATCATCTCATCATATTCTTTTTTATTATAATAATAGACAGCTAATGCTCCCATTGCTTTTGAATTGCCTTTTTCAACAGCCATTAAATAATATTTTTTCATCTCTTCATATTCTTTTGCTGAATTATAAAAATGACCTAATTGTAACATAGCTTTAACACATCCTAACTCTAACGCTTTAACATAATATTTTTTCATCTGTTTGTTGTTCTTTTTTATGTTTTCATAATAATACCCGAGATTGTATAATGCTGCTTGTATAAAACTATCAACTGGATTTTTATGTTGAGTTACCATTAAATAATACTTTTTCATCTCTTCATAATCTTCTATTTCTCGACAATAATCACCTAATAATATCATTGCATAATCACAATCATTGTTTATTGCCATTAAATAATATTTCTTCATCAATAAATACTCCTTTATCGAATAATAATACATTCCTAATTTACACATCGCAACTATACTGCCTTTTTCTATTGATGTTAAATACATTTTAATCATCTTATCATAATCACCTATTTCATTATATTTGTCTCCTTGTTTATCCATCATAATATCAAGCTGTTTAGACATAATATATATATATAATACTGTTGTTTTATGGTTTTATTTACATTTTAAAATATCAATTTTTTTATATGGGCTCTCTACTGGTTTATTCTTTTTTTTATAATATGATAGTTGTTATTAAATTATATTAATCCATCCAATAATATGGTCATCCATGATATGATAACCATTATTATATTTAAATTTAAATGTTCTACTATAATTATTAGACCATTTTTTATTACATATATTTTGTTCTGCAATCTCAATATCATTTAAATTAACTTTAGTAATTATAGCAACATGACCAGTAATATTATCATTTTTTTTAGGTTTCCAAATTAATAATGATCCTTTTTTAGGTGCAATATTAGAACCATTTAAACATTTTTTTATTGGAACAATCCTGTTATCAGTTATCGAAAAAAAATTATTTAGATCAAATATTTGGTATGCGTTATCAATTTGTTTAAATGTTATAGAGTTATTTATGATGAGATATCGTCTTGCATATTCAACACATTGCCATTTAAAACCAGAAAATGTACCATTTACATAATTATTATGAAAATAAGAAGATGGTTTTGGATAATTTTTGTTATAATATGATGAGTAAGCAGGAACATTGTCAATAGTTCCTAATTCAGAACCAAAAGGTAGATCTGGATTATAGTTATATAATTTAGAAAATAAAAAAAGCAAACCAATAAGAACTATAATATTCAACATAATAAATAATCTATAAAAAAACCAATATTAAATAACCAAATTTAATTTATATATAATATTTTAATATTATATATAATATTAATGAAAATAGGTAGTAAAATGCGTGTTTCTGAAGCAGCAGCAGTTGAAGTAAGATTTCCCCAAGTTATAGAAACAAATTATGTATTATATAATAACGAAGATAAAACAAAATATGGTGGTGGATCTAGTTTAAATTTATATAATAATATTGTTGCGATGGATATTGGTTATAAAATTAAGTCAAATGATATACATAATAAAAAATTTGTTTTATTTGATAATGATGATAGTAAAAACGTGATGGATGCTAGATTCAAATTAAATGACAATATTAAAATATTTAATTATGGGAGTAGTAGTCTTGTTTTTAATTTAAAAGAAGATATTGTTGATGAGCACTCAGCTTTTGAACTGTCTGGATCTAAACTTAGAGAAGATCCAACTACATATATTTTAAAATTATATGATGAATCGGAAGACATATTCGATAATGAGAAATATAAAAAACACAGACGTATATTGGGAAATAATTTAATTAATATTTTATATTACGGTTATTTTTTATTTCGTTCAAATAAATCAAACACAGACATAGACGAAATAAAACGTATGTTTAATATTGATGTAGACGATAATTTATATTATAAATGTAAATACATGATAACAGACAAATATATCAATCTTAATACTAAAACATTGGCTACCGAATTAACAGATGATATTCAGAAAACATATTTTGTATTGACTCTGACAAATAGTTTAAAAAAACTGAATAATGCTGGAATTTTTTATTCTGATTTAAAAATGGGTAACATCGCACTCAGTAAAAAAAAAGAATGTGTATTTATAGATTATGATTATAGATCATTTTGTGATATTCGTAATATGGAAATTAGAGTAGTAAGCGGCCAAGAGTACTATGTTATAAGTCCTTGTACATATATTCCATATTATTTATTTAAATATAGACCATTTTATACAGATCCTATGTCTGGAATAAATAGTATGTATTATGCAAAAAACAAAATAAAGCCTGCTAACTTTTTAAATTTTCATATAGGTGGTTTATCGTCTATTTTAATAAAATTGTTTTTAAAACCAATTAAAATAATTGTAACCGACTCAATGTTAACTACTTCAAAACAAATTTTATCTGCCAATCAAATCATACAATTAATTGAAAGACCTCAGTCTTATGCTCAAAAATTTATTTTTAATATGTTAGTTAATAATGTTGAATCTGAAAATTATTTTGATGGCTTGTTATCGGAGCATGATGATAAAATTCCATCAATTGATAAAGTAATTAGTTACATTCAGAAACTAAGAGAGTATTTATTAATGCCACCAAAATCAGATATACCTGCTTCAAGTGCTTCAAGTGCTTCAAGTGCTTCAAGTATCCCTATTAGAAATGCATTTAGTCCATTAAATACTTTTGGCAAAGGTGAAAAACTTATATTTGTACACAATCCTGATCCAAAACAACAAGATTTATTACCGGTATCACTAAAGAAAGATGAAAAACCTATACTTGGACGTAATCCTGATCCAAAACAACAAGATTTATTACCGGTATCACTAAAGAAAGTTGAAAAACCTATATATGGAAGCATTCCTAATCCAAAACAACGAGATTTAAACAGATTCTTACAGAAAGGTGTTAATATTGGTGTAGACGAGGGACGATCAAAACTACCAATTATCCCATCACATATTGTGATACGTCCAGCTAAAGATAATAGTGATGGTGGTTATAATAATTATACATGGTTTAGTCATTGTTTTTAAAAAATTAATCAATAGGATCACCTAATTTGGTTGTAAATCTTCCAAGATTATTGATATCAGAATATGAATTTAATGTACATAAGCGTTCGCCTAATACTTTGATTAATGCATTTAATTCACTAATACGGTTATTAAATTTATATTTACGTATGGACAACCATACTGATTTATTATAAGTAAGTCGTTCTTCAATGATTTTCACTTGTTCATTAATTTTTTCTATTAATATTTTCATAGATTGTGTTTCACTTTTAACAAATTGATTAACATATTGTGCTTTATTAATATATTCATTAACATTTTCCATTTTATGGGAAATATCAAGTTCTTTAATAAAATTTGATACTGAATTATCATCAGATAGTTCTTTTTTTTGAAAAATATCAAACTGATTGATTAGTGATTCGATAGATGTAATAATAATAGCGGATACATTTGATAAAGTTATCAGTGAAAATTTTTCCATTATTATATATAAAAATAATAATTTTAAATATGATGATATTATTTTTTTGTTTTATTGTTTTATTATGTTGTTTTATTTTTATTTGTTTATATTATTTATATAATAATATGAAGCGCAGTTTTAATCCTGATTCATCGCATTCTTCATCCGCGGCAGCAGCTATTGCTGATGAATCACAACTTGAACCAGTTGTGTCAGTTCAGTGGTTGAATCCACATATAGAATCAATAATGAGTCCTTGTATATCGATATATAAACCAGAAAAACCGTTAATAATATTTGATTGGGACGACACATTATTTTTTTCATCTGCATTAGGTTTTATGCCTCAAGTTAAAGAATTAGTTGATAGTAAAATGGAAGAATTAAAATCTGATGGAAAAAGATCGCCTAAAAAAATAAAATTAGATACTGTTAATGAGCAAGTGTTAGATATATATGATGAAAGGCTATTTCAATATTTAACGGAACTCATGAAATATTTCAATATATGTATAGTTACAAATGCCGGAGATAAAGACTGGGTTGAAGCATCTTCTTCTACTTTGCCTCGATCACATAGTATTATTATGTCTCTAATTATAATATACTCCCAAGTAGAATTTAGAAAATATTTTCCAGGTCCTCCACCAGATGATAATGAAAAAAATTATAGTGTATGGAAAAAAATTGCTTTTAAGAGTGTGTTAAATAAAATAAAACATAATGGAACCATAATTTGTATAGGAGATAGTGACCAAGAAATGGAAGCAATTTGGAGTATTCGTAATGATTATGAATCATTAAATATTAAAACGATTAAAATGTATTCTTATCCAAATATTGACGGAATAATATTACAATTTCGAAAAATTTTTGACATTATAATGAGTCTAATTGAAGATAATGAAGTAGATGATTATATAATTGACCTTGTTTCAGATGGAAATAAATATACATTAACGGATAATAATAAAGAAGCAGAATTAATGATCGAATCAATCACCAATATAAGTAGAGAAGCAGATAGAGCAATAAATAAAATAAAGGAAAAACAAGAAAAATTATTTTCTAAATTCGAATATTTAGAAATATCTCTTGATAGTAATAAAAAAAAAATAGAAAAAATATTAAAATCAATACAACCACAACCACAACCACAACCACGTCCAGGAGGTAATCCATACAAAGAAATATTATGGATCAATCATTGTTTTTAGAAATAAAATGTTTTATAGAATCATTCAATAAAATATTTTGTAAGTATAAGTATAAAATGAAGTATATCAATATATGTAAAACCATATTTTGTATAATTATATTGTTTGTTGTTGTATATTGGTTTTATTATAGTCGAGTTCCTGGTTGTATGGACACCAAAGCTATTAATTATAATAAAGACGCTAATAGTTACAAAAAAGATAGTTGTATATATGAAACACTTGGTTGTTCCGATCCTAAAGCTGTTAATTATAATAAATGGGCTAATACTTCATGTATTGAAGATTGTAATGGTTCCAATAATTCTAAATGTGAATTTACTAAAGGATGTAGTAGTACTCCTGAACATTTATGTAAATATAATATAAAAGGTTGTGCCAGACCATGGTCCTCTAATAAAGACGATAAAGCTATTATCGATGATAATAGTTGTTTAACTATGGACGATTTTATGAGTAGAATTGTAATTATGTCTGGTGGAGCATGTAATGGATGTAGTAATAAAGTATTTATTAAAATTGATAATGATTATATTGTTGATGGAGGATATGATGGTATAAATATGGTGATAATTGATCGTAATCTGGATCCAATTACTAATAAAATAATAGTAAGAAATGTAAAACATTTTAATACCGGTGTGATGGAAATAGCATCAGAAGAATTTGTTGATTATTGTAAAAATTATTTATCTCAATCAGATATAGTAATTATTGCTATTAAAGGGGATGCTATTGGTCAATACGCACAAACATTAAACAGAGTAATTTCACAAGATGCTTTAACCATATTAAAGAAATTAGGAGCAACACAATATGAATTTATGCCTAATGGATCATATATATTAATTGGAACATTATTATTGGACATTTATTTTGAAAGTTCTAATAATAATAGAGATGCATATTATCCATTATTTAATTTGGTTAATATTGGATGTATTAATATTTATGATAAATCATTCCGAAAAATTAAATTAGATGTATCTAAAAATAAAATGATTGTTACTAATAATCCTAATATGGATGAATTCGTTTGGCGATGTGCTTTAGAAGTTCATTCTTTAGGTTATGATGTATATATGATCAAAGGTAAAGAATGTTATATTGTAACAGATCCAGAAATTGAGAATAATGAACCAATAAATATATATAAAAAAATAGAAGAACCAATATTTTATAAACCGAAAACTCAAAAATTTAATAATGCATCGAATGTTAGACAATTTATAAAAAACAATTGGATGGCTTCTGATACTAATAACATTGCAATGGCTACAAATGTAGGAAACAATTTATGTGAAATTAATCAATTTTTCCAAACAATTGGTTCTAATAATCAAGAAAATTATTATATTATTAATGAGGCATTCCACTCCAAATATTATGTTAATGATATTGGAAGTTTATATACATATATTTATTCTGCCGATAATTTTACTGGTGCTGAAACATTATTAGAAACTGGTGTTCAAACTCCTTTAAAAGTATTTTCACAACGTAAAAGTGCACTATTAAATGGAGGCTTCGAAATTATGCCTGTTTCTGGTATGAAAGTTCCAGCCCATCATTTTGTTATCAGTTTCAAAACCATTAATATTGATAAAACGTTGAATAATATTAATATTCCAGAATATTATATGTTTTCTGGACCATCTACTGCTGACCTTAAAAAAAATATAAAATATACTGAATATCCATTAATTGTAAAAAACCAAAAATATGTTTCATCTATCAGTTCATTCCTTATTATTAATGGTAATGATGGTATCTTGTTATTTGAACAACCTAAATATAGTGGACTCGTTATACGTTTAGCATATGGACGTTATGTTTTACCCGATCTATATATTAAACCATACCTTTCTAAAGTTTTTAATATGTTTACTACCATCTTAAATGATTTACAAATTAAATTTCCAACTTTTATTGATAAAAGTCAAAACCCAAAAGATGTTAATAGTACTTGTACTATGATTGTAAATAATAACCCTATTTATGACATTAATATTATTATAACTATTGTAAAAGGGGTTTTTGATCTATTAAATTATAAAAATTATACTGTTTTAGATGATAACATTACTTTTGTATTATATGATACTAATAATAAACCAACTTTTATGGCTAATATTTTTAATTATTTATTTAGTGGTTTAACTTTTACAAGTAATCAATATCAATCTTTATTAAGTGGTATTTTTAAACTTATGAAATTTAATGATCATGATAAAATGGCAACAAAATATGTTTCATTAATAGATGGTATGCCGATTGGATCCCTCAAATCATATATTAAAGGTAATACTTGTGTTCGTTTCTTTTCCGATGACAAATTTAATAATTTAATATATACATGGTATGTTAGACGTATTGCAATAAGTCCATATGCTGAAGTAGATAAATTACCATACCTTGACGATATGTCATATGAAAAACCATATTCACCAAATAATTTATGTAAATCTGTTATTGTTGATAAATTAGGATTTATAAAAATTTATAATGATCTCAATCCATACCTTTTTTATACTAAAATTAATTATGATCAATTAATAAATGAAAACAATAATAGAAACTTTATATCTGTAAATACGTTTAAGGAATTTGTTAATCAAGATTCAAATGGTAATACTATTAATCCAATTATGGGAACTAATAATTTTCCATATAATTGGAATCCTAATGCTGGTATTATTATTGATGAAGAAGTTGCTATTATACGATTGATGTCTGTTCTCAAAACCGATAATATTAGCTCCTATTTTTTTATTAATCAATATAAAAGTTTATATGAACAATTTAGAAAAAGTATTTTTAGTCTATTTAATTTTACTAATGATGATATACCAAAATTATATTCATTTCTTTTCTATAAAGACGACATTTTTAAAAATTATAATGATATTATTATTGAGACTGATAAAGAAAGTGAAATTGATTTTCCAATTATTAAAGGAGCTAAAGTACGTTTGGGTAGTTATAAAGATAAAAATGTTTTTACATTCGAAAATGCATTATTAGTAAATGGCAATTATGATAGTTATTTTTATAGTGGAACCAACAAAATAATTTACATCGGAACCGGCACCAATATATATATCGCACAATTACCTATTATTGATGAAAAATTTATTGAAGATTATTTAAATACATCATTAAATGGATACAATTTAAATATCAAATATGCTATTATCCAATTAATTGATAAAAACAATGATAAATTTTATCACGTTCAAAATGGTTATACATCACAAGAATCTCCGTCTGGATATAATAATTTTGATTTTAAAAAAATATCACTAATTGGTTATACAAAAATTATTATTTATAATCTTGATTTTGATGTTAGTACAAGTGTACGATTACAACATTTTAGTTCATTAGTTATTGATCGTAACACTAAATTAGATGTTATTACTAGTTTAATCGGTCAACACCAAAAAATAGATAATATTGTTTTAATTAATATAATAAAAAATATATATGGAGCACTACTCGTATATAATGAAAAAAATATATTATTGAAACATATACCTATTTTTAAAAATAAATATTGGGATTCATATAAATGGACTGATATTACTAATATTATTAATTATTTACCAACTGATATCGGTTTATCAAATCTATCATATTATAATTTGTTAGACAATAATATATCACAATGGACCGTTCCATCTAATGATGTTGAAGTTAAAGTTGAAACAGAAATTAAAAATATATATCCTATTAATTATGTTGAATCGTCTGATAGACCATTCCAAGGTGTTTATATATGTGAAATTGAAGGCACTAATTATAAAAATATAAATCAAATTTCGTTATTAAAAAATATGTTGACTAATCTAAAAGTTCCTTGTTTTTTACAAGTTATTTACCAACCATTTGAAGACGATGATGAAACTAGTGTTCTCGAACAATATGATAATTACCAATTATATATATTCCGTAATAATAAAAATAATGTTATATTTACATCAGGAACAAGAATGATTTCAGTTGTTGGTGGTAATTGGAATATTACATTTAAACATGATTTATATAGTGATAATATTTATACATCTAATTTATATATACCGAGTTCTGACAATAATAATGTTAATAATTATGATAGAAGTGTTTTTATGGGAAATATTATTCAAAATTTTAAAGATATTAATAATGTCTCTACATTAATTAATACTGTTTCTTCTGACGTATTTCTGGAAGATGTTAGTGGATTATATGATCATTTATTAAATGTTAAAAAATATTGGCCATCTTTAAATAAAACCATTTCAGAAAATATGAGATCATTAGAACCAGTATTTGTAGAATATTTATATAAAACAAGTAGATGGATCATAAAAATGCCATATAATTTACCAGTAATGAATATATCTTGGAAACGACATTATGGTGAAGATCAACAATAATAATATCTTAATATAATTTATGTATAAACATTATATTAATTTATTTAATAAAAAAGAAGGTTGTTTATTATTTAATAAACAACTAAATGGTGGACAATCTGATAATACTAATTTATTTAATAATATTGAAACAAATATATATAAATCAAATACTGGACTCACATTATTATGTATCCCAAATAATGATGCTACTATTTTCTCTGTTGGTATATATATTCGGGTTGGTTCTTTAGACGAAAATAAAGATGAATTGGGTGTTGCACATTTTCTTGAACATATGACTTTTAAAGGTACTGGTAAATATCCTGGTGAAAAACTTATTGAACGATTGGATGATCTCGGAACATCTTATAATGCATCTACATCTTATGAATATACCAATTATTATATACATGGATTACCTCAATTTAAGGACGAGTTAATGACAATTATTTTGGATATGTTTTTTGATCCCCAAATACCTGAAGAAACTGTTGATCTCGAACGTACTGTTATTATGGAAGAATATAAAATGAGAAACGATAGTAAATCTATGAAACAATATAAAAATTTACTAAAACTTGTCACAATTGAAAAAAATAAACTATATGGAAGACCTATCATCGGAACAAAAAAATGCATTAATACTATCGATATTAATGATCTTAATAAATTTAGAAAAAAATATAATGACCATAATAAAGTTCTTATTACTGTCTCTGGTAATATTAATCCTTCTAATATCAAACTATTCATACAAAATATTATACAAAAAGAATGGCTTGATAATACTTTCATTTTTTATGATTATAATAGTCTTGAAAGAATTGATCAAAAAAAATTTAATACTGATCTATTATTAACAACAATGAAACCAAAGTTGAGTAATCGATTTATTTTCGAGAAAATAGACGGAGAACAAACTAATATTGGTATTCATTTCCCAAGTTGGAAATCATTCACTCGGAAAAATATATATCTCGGTATTTTCTCTTCTATTCTTTCTGATAGATTATATAAAATTGTTAGAATAAAAAATGGTCTCGCATATGGTATTAATTCTGAATTAAGTGTATATGACACTTATGGATTATTTTCTATATATGCAGGATTTGATGGAAAAAAAATTTATAAAATTATTAAACTCATTTTTGATGAACTAATTAATTTATTTAAATATGGTATCACTGAGCATGAACTAACTAAAGTAAAAAATTCTAATCTCACACAAATGATGGCTGATCTACAAAATCAATTCACATATTTTGGTATCTATTCTGGTAATGTCGCATACAATTACACTTTTTATACACCTAACGAATTTGTCGATATTTATAATAATGTTGATATTAATCGTATCAAATACGAAATTATACGTCATATCATAAATCCAGAACAATTATATATGTCCGTTATTGGATCCATCAAACCAAAAAATAAAAAAATTATTAGACTATTTAATTATTTTTATAAAGAAATCAGATCAATACAATAATGGTTTAATGATCAATCTTTTTATTCAATAAATTAATTAATCATTACCATTTTGTTTTTTTTTTCGGGTTTTTATATGGTTATCTATCTAATCAAACTAAATTAAAATTCTATCATCCGCATTATCTGTTATATCTATTTTTTTATACATTTTATTATCATCATAATCTATATAATTTTTATAACTATCATCTATATGAAGCTCACTAATTTCACCATTACTACAAAATATATCATAAAAATATTTTTGATTTTTTGATACTGAATCTGAAAATTTAGAAAACATATCATGATCCATATTGATATCAATATAGTAATTATTATCTTTTTTATTTGTTCCTGAGGAAGTAGAAGCTCCTGAATAAATGTCATAGTTAGTATTAAATACACAACTATTAAATTCTAATGATATTTCTTTGTTTTTTTTAAATTTAATACTGATACCAGTTTCTTCAAATAATTCTCTTTTTCCGTTCTCTTCTATTGCTTCTATTTTGTTGTTTGAATTAAATTTTGTTAGTTCATTTTTTATCATACATCCTTTCGCTGGTGTTAAACAATTACTAAATCTTGTTCTAATACGTAATTTTCTTTTACATTTTTTGCAATTACATCTAATATCAACTAATGTTTTTATTTTTGTATTAACATAGTCTCGTTCACCATTAGTTTTCCATAATTTTTCCAAAATATTGTTTATATTATCGACAATTATAGACGCATATTTTTCACTTTTACTATATTTGGTGATGAATGTTAAATAAATCACATCATTTTTTATATTATTGATTTTTTTTATTGCATTATTAACAGCATCAATATTATTACCAATATTATTATCATTTAAAAAATCATTAATTGTTTTTATTAATGATGTTTTATTAGTAAAATTATGTTCTAATATAATATTTAAATTATTATACATAATCATTATTTCGTCGTGTGTTTTCCATTTATTTGTTATTTGTTCAATAAATAGTTCATCTAATATTTTTTTTATGATTTTAATACATTCTTCTTTATTATTACTATTTATTTTTTTTATTTTTTCTATTGTTTTTATAACCAAATATGTGTTTTCATCTGTAATCTCATTATCTTTTTTTTAATTATTTTTTAATTTTTCTT